CTTGTTTAGTTCCTTGGCTAACAGCAGTACCAATACCGAAAGTGGCGAGACCAGCGTATGTTGTAGGGTCAGTAGAGACACCCTTAATAAAACGCCAAGTTCCATCCCATGAGATATTTTTATCATCATAGGCATCCATAAGGTATAAGAAGGATGCTTTTGTATTATCGTCTGCACGAGAGATTATAGCAGCATCTACCGTCATCATAGGTAGGTTGTAGTTAAACCAGCCCATAGTATCTAAGGCGTAGTCTGCAAGCTCCTGATCTGATCCGTCAAAGCCCTGTCCATTATGATTAAATCTATATATGTTACGAGCTGCTGCCAAGAAATCCTCGTCTTCAACAAGGGTATCCTCGGTGGTATCTTCCTCACCAGCCTCAAACCGCACATTGAATTCCTCTTGTCCCCTAGCGATTGCTTGAGAGATATTAGTTGGAGTTGATGTTGTGGAAGATGCTGTTGTGTTTGGTGTTGTTGGAGAAGCGGTAGGCTGAGAAGCTTGCAATTGTTGTGCTGCCTGTCTGTCAGCCTTTATTCTTTCTTGTTTTTTTCGAATCTCCTCCAGCTCATCACTAGACGGATTCCAAGTGGGTAGATCAGAGATGCCCATGTTTTACCTCGTTTGAATAAGTCTATTTGGAGTGATTTGTCTAAACTCTGCATTAGGGTTATTAGCCAATACATCAGCAGCCTGAGCAGGGTTAACAACAGGATAAATTTCCCCTGTATCAGGGTCTCTATACTGATTACTAGTGTTTCTTAAATCTTCTGTAACAGTTCCAAGTTGATAAGCAGCCATCTTAGCAGACTGCCCCTTGAAGGAGTTTACATACTGTTGAACTTTCGCTACAACCAGCTCACGGATTTCTTTTAGCTGTCTCTTAGTTAGCTTTTCATTTCCATTCTCTTCCCTGTAAATTTCTACAAGCTCAGAGAACTCATCTTTTGCTAATGTCTTACCTCGTGCGTAGAATGTACTATCTTGGTTTAGTAAGCCACCAGCCATACCAAATTCACTATCTAAGAGAGCCACGTTTCTGATCTCAGCAAGCGAACCTTCAATCTGTGTCTCGAACCTTTTGTGTTCTGTAGAGTTCTTTACGTCTGTTATATAGTAAGCTGATTGTGTAGCCTCGATAAGAGCAGGGACATCATCTGGATGAACACCTTCTTGTGTAGATGCCCACCTAATGATTGCATTTGGATCGTTTAGAGCGTCTTCAGTCAATCCTAGTGCCTCTAGTTCCTCTACAGTGTCAGCCTCTTTGAGCTGTCCTTTTAGGGATACTAGATTTTTCTTAGAAAATGTCTTATTGACACCAGTGTTAGCCCGTAGTCTTTCCCGAGCAGAGCTGAGGTCTGAGTAACCTTCTACTTCACGAACTTCAGATTCAGTAAGAGGCTGTTCGCCTTTAATCATCTTATCAAGTAAGACCTCTTTACGAAGCTTTCTTTCATCTTCTTTTTTCTTGAGAGTTGCTGCAGCATCAACAGCATTAAGTCTGTCAATGTCTCGCTGTACATCAGCTAAGTAGGTGTTCCATAGCTGAGGTTTATCCTTCATGATACCTTTATAGACCTCTGGTGCATTTTTCAGAACGCCTATATCTCTATTTAATATAGCCTGATCACGAGCTGAATTTAGAATCTCAGCGTTACGGGTTTTACCTTGAATGAAGTCGTTACCACCAGCAGAACGCCAAATATTATCACGTTGTTGTAATGCCTCCCAATCACCAGATGCAGCTAGAGCCTTATCTGTAGTGGAGAAGTCATTTGCTGTAGCCTGTAGCTCATCAGCTCGTTTACCAGCGACATATTGCTGTATTTGTGCTGAACGCTGATTATCTAGGTATCCCAGCATCCCTGACACATAAGCACCGTTAGCTTCACCGTATGAATCTCTGATATATTGTTCTGCTGAAGCATACCCTTGATTGATGCCATCTAGTGTATTGTCAAAACCTGAAGTAACCCCATTATCGTCAGTACTGGGAGCACCAATAGATGCTACCAAGCTTTGGAAGTTTTCGTCACGTTCCATAGTGGCCTTACCAGCCGCCTTGAGGATCATGAGCTTCCTTGTCATGCTCATGTCTGGGTATAAAGTGTCTAACTCTTGTATGCCTGTTGTGTTATCACCCTCGAGTGCTTTAGACACATATCCGTCAAACTCTAGTTCAAACTTCTTATTGGCTTCGTCAATCTTTCTTCGGTCTCTGCGTTGAGATGCGTCCAATACAACATTTAAGCTATTTGCCAAAAGTTCCGCAGAACTACCAGCGTTTGGATCAGCCCTATACTGTATTGCACCTGACCCCTGTCGTCCTAATCCCCTCGCAGTGGGAGAGACAGGCGTTAAATCAACTGTAGTCCGTGCCATTGTCCTAATTCCTTATCCTAAAAATGTAGGAAGGAAGCCTTTGCCTCCTTGATCAATAATTCTATCGTTTGCACCAGACGCTGCACCTCCAATACCGAGAGCAAGACCCAAGGGATTAGGAGAGTCCTGCATAGGATTATTTGCATAGACTTGTTCTAAGTCTTTCTGCATTCCTCTAGATGAAGCCTCATATGCCCGTTCAAGAACAACCTCTTGATCTTTCACACGGCTAGTGTTTCTTGCACCTTGCTGGATAATAGCGTTGATGGTGGCATCTACAGATTTACCTGTGACGCCTTGAGATGCAGCCGATGCTATAGCTGTAGATCGGGCAGCTCTGCTTGCTAAAATTGTGTCAAATTCTGTTTGATTTTGTGCTCTAGCTTCTAATTGATAATCGCCTTGAGCAGTATCTGTTCTATAATTAAAATCTTCCCGTCCACTAGCAATACTGGCATTAGCAGCAGCATTAGCGGCATTAACTTTATCTCGTTCTGCCTGATACTGCATTACTGCCTGACCACCTTGGATGGCTGCTGTAACATCACACATTTTCAAACCTTCCAAATTCGTAGAATGGCAAATTGTATGAACCCCAGTTCACCTCTCGGATGAATGAGAATCCACACCACTTCAGCCACTTGTGGTGAACCGTGTTTCTTTTGTCTGTTAAATTCCACAAAAGGTCTGAGTTAGATTCCTCGTGGAGTTGTTTTATATAGTTCTTACTTTCTCGTATGAACTGTCTGGAGTGACGCTTCAGGTCATCGCTGGCAAGCATCCAAATTAAAGACACATTAGTATCGTCTGGAACTGTACCAAAGATGGCAACTGGTAGCTCGTCCTCCATAATCGTGTAGCATATGGGAGATGCCTCCACCGACCTAGACAGTCCTTGTAGGGAGTCTAAATCGGAGGTGGCTTTGATTTCTTGCTTGTCTGCATCCCGAAGCCGTGAGGCCAGCGACGAGATGTGCCAAGCCTCAGTAACTTCTGTATGTATCATTTATACCCTTCTAGCGGCTTTTGGTGTCCACTGAGCATTCCATTCAGTACCTGTAAAGGTGCAGTGAAACGGAGTGTCATTCAGTAACTCAACCTTTGTGTAAATGTTTTCGCCCATAACAGGGAACTTAAATTCACCGTCATCTAAAGACAGTCCACCAATGACATTATTACTAGACCCAAGATTTCTACCTGAGAAAGTATACTCATAAGGTGTCCTTCCTCTGTTGGTTACCTTAGCTGTAAACTGTGCAGTATCTTCGTATTGAACTGAAATATACCGTATTGACAATCTACCATCTTGCACGGATACCTCACCCTGACCTTTAGGTTCTTTTAAGAAAAATGGTGAGTACTCATACACAAAAGTATAGTTTCTTCCTATAACAGCATTGTCATAGGTAGACCCTGTATAATCTCCTGTAGCAGTAAATGTTGTACTGTTAGTTCTGGTAGTGTTGATGATAAATCCTCTTGGGGCATCTTCATCACTTTGAACAAATACAGCATCTGCTGGTGTAGGGTGTGGCAGTGTAAAAGTTGTTAATCCTGTGGATGAGCTATATGACCGTGTGGTGTCTGAAAACTTAAAACTATGGTCTAGATGTATTGGAAAATCTGTTTTAGAACGAACCGAGTCTTCCTCGATGTTTATCTTTTCCATATACAATCCGTCACTGTCGTAATCCACTAATAGAAACATATCATTATCTACTAAAGTGAAATATTTTACATCACCTTCAAATACCCACTTACCCCAAGATGATTGTATCTTTCCTTGAGTTCCTTGGAAGTATTTATAGCAGTATATTTCTTTTGGATTATTTCCTAGTAGGAAAACACTGGATAAGCGACTAGACCCTGCAACATATTGGACAGGTGCTTTTATATATTCTGGTATTTGTGCAGATACCTCATCAGCATTTTCTGTGTTCAAGTCGTTATCAACGAAATACTCCATAAGCTTAGAGTTAGTTCCCGTGTCGTCGGCAAAGTAAATATAAGCACCTACTTGGACAGGGGTCTGAGTTTTGGAGCAGTTAAAAGCTGAAGCAAAGTTCAGTTGTGCAGTTTTTGGGGAGAGTAAGTCCAGCGTTTCAAGAATGTACTGTGTCTTATCTGAAAATATAAGAAGTTTCTTGTTAAACGGGACAGCAAAGTTGAGGAGCGTAACTTGACCAGTTACCGCTGCGATATCTATAGGATCAGCATCAACTAATTGAGCTACAGTTGTTCTGTAAAAGTTCTCAAAGTAATCTGCTTCTGACAAGATCACATTCTCATCAGAAAGAAATCCCATACGTCCTTGATGGATAAAGATATCATTAATTGGCTTTCCTACAAATGTAGGGTCAGCATTTGTTGTGTCATCACCTACAAGCATTGAAGCCCATGTGTGGTCGTCAAATGTAAATGTATCTGTAGATGCATCATAACTTAAAGTGTGAGGTAGACTAGATGGGGTAAGTTGTCTCTTTTTTCCATAACCATGAGTTTCTACCCACAGACCATCTTGGTAAACTACATAATAATCATCACCATCAAATCCTGGCTCACCAATAATTCGAACTAGCCGCCCATCTTTATCTTGAGCTGGTAAGTCTTCAAAATTAATAAGCTCGTCTTTGAATGCTGTCATAGCATTACCGCCATTACCTTCATCGATGGTAACGGTATCTGATGCTGCTAAGTAAAGAGACACAGTAGAGTTATATCTTTCTGCTGTATATCCGTTAGCAACTAAATCATTTACTAATTCTTGGGCAATTTCTTCGGTACGTTCTACAGCGTTGGAAGCCTCTGTATTAGCACCAGTAGTAAAGTTTGCTTTTAGTACATCATTTACATAAATAGCGTAATTAGAGTTGGATAAAGAACCTTTTATAAAAATTGACCAATACCGAGTGGGATCGAGTCGTGCAGGAGTAATACTAGATTCAGCCACAGTAGAAGCAGCAGCACTTACTGTTTTATTTAAAATAAATGTCGTATCTCCTACTGTGATCATTTTACAATTTTCACGAGGGTTATTATTAAAATCTAAATACGAACCAGTAAGAGTGCCATTTACTGTCTTTGAGCTACCAGCTTCATCAAAAACTTTGATGTCATTATCTTGAATAGTAATGAAGAACTTTTTTCCATCGAACCGTTGGAAGAAATGACCTTTAACATTACCTGATACGTTGTTACTCAAACGGGCAACAACTTCAGAACCTGATCTTTTTTGTAGGCCAGCAACAAGAGAAGCCCAGCCATTCTCCATTTCAGTACAAGAGTTTTGCAAGCGGAGTGCTGGAGGCTGCTGACTGACACCATTGAACATATTTGGCATTACGCCAGCAACGAGAGCCATTAGTAAGTCCTCCTCACGGGGGCAAATCTACCCACTGTTGAATAAGTCGAATAGCTATCCGTAATCACATTATAATCTGCTGTTTCTGATTCTTCATGTTGTAGCAATGCCCAAGCTTGCTGTTCATCTGCTCTATTAAACTTAGATATGGAATCAGAACCTAAAACACGCTCTTGAAACACTCTGGTTGAGCGAACAGTTATATATCTACGAGCTGCTTCTGGAAGATCGTCAAAGTCTAAACCAACAGTAATGTAAAGTTTTAGAGCTTTGGTAAATGTGTATTGATTTTCTTTTCGATCATAAAGCTTCATACCACGCTGTATAACATCAGTAGATACGTCACCTTGTACAGTATCAACCCGAAGTGTATTAGCAGGGAGCTTAATCTCATTATTTATATCTGGTGATAAAGTGTGAACTTCAGCATTCCAGTGCCATCCATAAGTTTGTACCTCACGAGACACCTCGTCAATAATCGAGGAAGCAACCTGAGCGTCAACCTGAAGTCCTGTTAGAGATGCTACTGGTGCTTCGCCTATATTAGATAGACAGGCGTTCACAGCCTCTAGTTTAGTTGTTGGAACAAGTGCCATAATACCCTCATATAAAAAGGGAGACACCCGAAGGTGTCCCCCAAATTAACCTATTGGTTACGGAGTCGCAGTACGGATTTGTACAGCAGCTTCGTTGCGTAGGATGCCGTGACCGACAGCATACTTAGCAACCATAAGAGTACCCTGACGACGGATATCGTAGTCAGACTCTGTTGCTAAGTCCATCAGCTTCACAGTACCTACAGCCGAGCCGTGCATTACCAGAGCGACAGTATTGGTTGCATTCACTGCATGGCGAGTGGATGTACCAGCATCAACACCAGCGGTGATGTTAGTAGTAGGCAAGTTGTTAGACTTGATTACATCCATTCCAGCTACACGCATGATGCGACCTGATGCAGTCGAACCATTACCAGCGTTACCAAAGTCAACATTAATTGCCTTTGAGCTGTTAGCCAGCAGATAGTACTGCTCAGGCTTAACGATTACATAGCGACCTTCTTCTGGTACGTTCTTTTCGTCCAGAGTTTGGGCAGCATCGAATACTGACTCAATCAATGAATCAGCGTTGGTATTACCATCAGCATCAGTGAGGATTGCACCGACCATATCGGTCTCACCAGTGATTGTGGCAGTAGTAGCTTGAGCAGCTTGGATACCAGTTTGCAGGATATGTTTATCCATCTGGTTAGCCAGTGCAATACCCATCTCACGAGAGTACACTGAGCGTACATCATAGTGAGACTTAGCTTCATCGAGGTTTGCAATAAAGCTAGAAGCCAGCAACAGATCATTAATGGTAATGACCTTTTCATTATGATTAATAGCATCGCCAGCAATCTCATTGCCTGGGGTATGGTAAGCGGCTGAAGTACGACCCATAACTGGGAACTGAGCTGATTTACCGTTAGAGATGGTACGAACCTGATGTTTGTCCATCATTACTGTTTGCTGTTCGAAAGCAGTCAGGACTTCGCCTGAAAAGACTTTTAGAAACAGCGCATCCTTATCCGTCCC